TCTGGATGTTCCCCACCCCGAAGAGCAGCATGCAGAGCTCCGAGCGGAAGTACCGCTGGATCTCGGCGAGGGTCTGGAAGCCCGAAGGCTCCTTGCCAGACCGACCTGCGCCGCCGAAGAACTCGACTTCGTCGGCCTTCTTCACGCCGGCCCTTGAGCCGAAACGATCGATGCGGTCGGCGATGGTCCGGAGCCGCGCAAGGTGCCACCGAACCATGCTGGCGCCCCCCTCGATGCAGACGGGATAGGCCCCGCCCGCCCCGTGCGCCTTGCGCAGACGCACGGCGATCGAGCTTCCGGTGACGCTCGCGATGGTCGACTCCTCTTGGGCATCGTCCACGTCGACGATGACCCGGTCGAACATTGAGAACCCAGTGGCCGAGTCGAGAACAAGCGACACCGGAGTCGGTACGCCACCAGGATCGGCCACCACGGTCGCGGAGGTCGTCGTAGCTCCCGCGTTGAGGTTCGGGAGGACGACTTGTTCGAAGTACCGCGTGATGCCGACGTACGGCTCGGCGCCGACGTCGAGGAGGTTGAACTGGAGCTCGTGCTTGATTCGCGCGAGCTCGCTGGCGTTCAGCGCATCCGTCACGCGGTCCTCGTCAGACGCGCCCTTCGGCGCCCGTCAGCATCCGGAAGCCGTACGCGATTGAGTAGAGGTCGCTCGCTCCGCCGGTCGCCACGCCCGTCACGAAGACGAAGCGGGCGTACCGCCAGCCGTAGACCCCGAGAGGGGCATCGAGCACCTTGGTCACGATCGACGCGGTGCCGGTGGCGAAGACGACGTTCGCGGCGTTGTTCCCGCCCGCGATGTCGACCCAGGTCGACTTGTCGTTCGACACCTGCCACTTGCCGGTGAACGTGATGGTGCTGGTCGCGGCCGTGACCGAGACGAGCGCCGTGATGTTCCCGCGCTTCTGGAAGTTGCCGCCGATGTCGACGGAGTTCCCGGCGATGACGCTGCCGGCGACGAGGGTGTTCGCGTTGCCGCTGACACCCATCACGTTGTACTGGATGGCCATGGTGGTCCCCTTTCCTTTCTTTCAGGTCCGGGGCCCGATCAGGCCGCGTCCTCCGTCGAGCGGAGGGACTCGACGAAGCGATTGTCGGCGAGGCCGAAGGCGAGGTCGGCGAGCCAGATGATCTTGGCCGTCTCGCCGTAGTTGTCGTCGGTGCTCGGCGCGACGTGCGGCCGGCGACCCATGCCGCCAAGCAGAGCGCCCGGGGCGATGTAGTGGCCGTAGTGCACGTTGACGCTGCTCGAGTTGGCGACCACGTTCAGGGTCGTCGACTTGAAGATGTGCGTCTTCGACACGCTCTTCACGTACTGCGGGAAGAGCTGGTTGTAGAGCGGATGGAAGGCCGCGTTCCGGGCGTAGAGCGGATCGAGCCCAAGCTGGGCGACCTGCGTCGGGGTGAGGACCGCCATGCGGTGCCCGTCGGCGAAGACCGGGAGGTTCGCGTCGTCGGCCTTGCGCTCGGCGCGGATGATCTGCTCGTAGGTGAACGGGTACGAGCCCTTCGACGTCCCGTCGTTGTCGGCGGTCATGCCGTCCGGGTAGACGACGGTCGCGGCGAGGTCGAGGAGCGACGACTGCACCGCGTCCACGAACTTGTGCATGTCGCGGACGATCGTGTTGCCGGCGATCTGCGTCAGCTTGTGAACGCCCATGTTCGCGTCGAAGGCTTCGATCGCGATCGGAGCGATGCGCGCGTTGCCCTGGTCGTAGGGGCCGCCGTAGCGGAAGAGCGTCAGGTTGGTCTGCTCGCTCGTCACGCCCATCGGCACCGTCGAGATCGACGAGCCGCTCGGGATGCGCCGCGCCTTCTCGGTGTACGTCGTGTTCGCGTACGCCGGGCGGTTGATCCGCATCGAGTTGCCGGGCTGCGCGGTGAAGTCGACCTTCGCCGCGATGATCTCCGACATGATCGGGCTCGCGAGCTTGAGCCGGTCCCGCTCGGCGGGCGTACCGTAGTTCGCTCCGACGCCCTGCACCGCGCGCCACGGGAGCCCGGCCTCTTCGACCGGCGCGAGGGACGCGGCGAGTGCGCCGAGGAACATCTCGGCGTAGAGGTACTGCGGCTCGGGCTGCACGAGCAGCATGTCGTCGGTCTTGTCGTAGAACTCCTGCGGCAAGCTGACGCGAGAGGCATTAGCCATGACGATCGTCTCCTGGTTTCAGGCCATGGCGAAGCGCCAGGCGCTCATTCACTGTTTCGGGGGCGTGTAGACGCTCGGATTCGCGCGACCGAAGGTCGCGGCCTCGAACGGATTCACGCCGCGCATCTGCTCGTACGAGGCGCGCGGGGTCGTCGGCGGCGGCACGATGCCGCTCGGGGCGCCCGCGGGCGGGAGGGTGTCGACGGTGGGCTTGTCGGCCGCCGCTGCCGCTTTGGCCTTCGCCTCGGCTTCCGCGGTCGCGGTGGCGGCAGCCTGCGCGGCTTGCGCAGCGGCCGCCCACGTCGGGGAGAGCTTGCTGATCGCGTCGAGCTGGGCGACCGGGTCGTCTCCAGCGATGCTTTGGATCGCGGACTTCTGCGCCTCGGTGAGGCCGACCATCATCCGAGCGGCGTGCTCGTTCGCGACGGCGAGGGCTCGGGTGGCCTTCGCGGCTTCCTGCTCAGCGCGGGCGTTGGCCTCGGCGAGCTTGGTGGCCGTCGTCTTGTCGGCCTCGGCGTCGGCCTTGGCCTTCTGGGCGGCGGCCTTGGCTTGGTCCTCGCTATCGAAGCCGAGGGCCTTCAGCTGCGATTTCCGCTCGCGCTCGAGGCGCTTGGGGAGCCATTCCGGGTCCTTCTCCTGGCCGGCCGGGGCGGCCTGCGGAGTCGCCGCAGGAGCAGGCGTTGCGGCTGCCGGTGCCGGAGGTATCGCATTGCCCGCGAGCACGGCCGCGGGATTCGTGATTTCGGTAGACGTCGGCATGGCCGCAGGCGTGGCGCCGGCAGCCGAGTTGTTCTCGGTGCTCATTCCTGGTTCCCTTTTTTCGCCCAATTACCCGTGGCGTCCGGTGAAGGGATTGCTAGAGATGACTAGATGCTTGTCGAACAGCTGTCCGACTTGATGATCAAATCACGCGTCACAGAGACCGGCTGCATCGAATGGACCGGCGCCCGTCGGCAGGACGGCTATGGTGTCGTGAAGATCGGCGAACGCTTGCGGCGCGTTCATCGCGTGGCATGGGAGATCAAACATGGGGCGATTCCGGACGGAGCATTTATCTGCCACCGTTGCGACAACCCACCATGCTTCAACCCGTCGCACCTATTCGTCGGAGACGCCATCATCAACGTCGCGGACATGGTCCACAAGAAACGACAACGCGCGCCATTAGGTGATGCGAACGGCCAGCGCACACGTCCGGATCGACGTGCCCTTGGTTCGCGCGTCGGCAACGCCCTGTTGGACGATGACGTCGTCCGCCTGATCCGACGTCGCGCCGCCTCTCGAGAGAGTCACGCCGTGATCGCGGAAGATGTGGGCGTTTCCGTTGCTTGTATTTGGATGGTGGTTTCACGTCGTCGCTGGCAGCACGTCACCTAGCGACATCGTCAGTCGCCGAGCGTGGCCATGACGTTCCAGGAATCGATGATGCGAATCGGCGAGCCCGCGATCTTGAGCCCATCGCGGCGCGCCCAGGGTCGAACGACGACGGTCTGGCCCTTCTTGGCCTTCACCTTGTCGCCGACCCCTTGCACGATCGCGAGGCAGCCCTCCTCCTCGGCGTCCGAGGGATCCGCGGGCGCGGCGCCGAAGGACGAGACCTTGGCGACGCCCACGTCCTCGTCGTCCTCGTCGTCGTCATCGACGAAGAGAACGGCGAGCTTGCCCTCGGCGGGCTTGATGACGAGCGCGTCGCTCATGATCAGGTCTCGTCGACGACCGCGATGATGCCGACCCCGCTGACCGCGGTCGTGCTCGTGAGTTCGGTGCCAGCGGCGTCGGTGAGATTGCCCGCCAGGTCGCCCGTGGTCGTGCCGTTCGACACCGCCATGGCCTGAATCGACGTGCCGGCCGCGAAGACCGCCTGCGCGGTGGTGTCCTGACCGGGCTGGCCCGGGACCGCCGCGCGGAGCGTGAGGGTGCGACCGTTGCGAGTCGCTGCGGCGATCGCCGTGTTGACCCCGGTGACGGTCATGGTGTCGCTCGAGCCGGTGTACGCGGGGAAGTCGACCGAGAGGTGGTAGACCTTGCGCGTGTAGTTGGTCGAGCTCACGGTGGCGATGAGCCCACCGAAGCTGCCCTCGAGCAGGGTGACGCCGGTGATCGTTCCGTTCTGGGTCGTCATGAAATGTCTCCGAGAACCGGCACGCGCCGGCGGTTAGGGGTCGTTGCGAGCGCGTGCGGCGCGCTAGGTGGCGTTGACGCGGAGGGCGACGACCGAGGCGCTCTTGCGCTTGCTTGGGCCCTTGGCGGCGTCGATGAGGCGCTGGAGTTCGGCGCGCTCGGCCTGGATGGCGGGCACTTGCCGCAGCATCCGATCGAGTTCTTTCACGCGTGCCTTGGCGACCGTCAGGAGCTGGCGACCGGTGAGCGGCTTGCCCAGGTCGAACGTCGGCGATGGGGGCGACTGGGGAGGCGCAGACGTCGGGGCGGTCGCCGCCATGGCGACAAGGGGCCGAACCGGCACCGCGTACGTGGGTTCGATGCGCTCAGGGACGGCCGCTTCGGGCCTCGGAATGACCGGCGCCGATGGCTCATCGCCCGCCGCGTATTGCCCACCCGTACCGATGGGCACCGGCCCCGCAGGCGTCCACTCGAAACCGGCCATGGGACGCCTTCAGGTGATGAGGTTGTACGCCGAGATGTAGACGGTCTGGACCGCTCCGGCGCTCGTGCCGGAACCCGAGACCGCGACAAGGCGGACGTCGTCGCCGGGGTGGCCGCCGACGAAGGAGTTCGCCGCGAGGACGAGGCTGCCGCTGTTGGCGGCGTCGTTCAGTTGTCCGACCTCGACGATCGTGCCGTTGGCTACGGTCGAGACCGTGTAGCGCTTCGTGGTGGCCGCCGATACCTGGGTGAAGTGCGCCCAGTCGAGCCAGGTGTTCGTGTCGACCTTGCGCTGGATATAGAGATCGACCGTGCCGCCGGTCCCGCCGGTGATGATCGCGTCGATCTGGAAGAACGAGTACTTCTCGAGCCCCGAGAGGTTCGCTACGACGGCGGTGGTCGAGGCTGCCGCCGGCGACGTGCCGGTCATCGTGAAGGTTCGGAGGAGGTTCACTTGCGGCCCTTGCGCTTCCGGGCCGGCGCCGATGCTTCGTCGGACGCCCCGGCGTCCTGCGGCTCCGACGCATCCACGTCCTCGCTCGCGGTTTCGGCGGAGACGTCGGGGCCCACGTCGTCGGTCGTCGTCTCTTGCGAGATAGTCAGAGTGGAGGGCGTCGAGGCGATCTCCGCCGCGATCGCGGCATCCTGTCCGATCGGCACGATCCCGACAGGCGTGAACGCGAAGGCGGTCGGCGGATGCCACGACGCATTGCCGCAGTTCACGCACGTCTCGACGATCGTGTCGTGGACGTTCTGGCAGACGGCGCAGTGCATCAGGCAGCCTCGTTGTATTGGGACGTCAGGAAGCACCGACAGAAGGGGTGCAATGGGGGCGCTTCGTCGAACGTCTCGGGCCGCACTACCGAGGTCCCGTCCATCGATGCACACCGCGGGCAGGTCCGCATGTCCAACGTCGCTTCCCAGGTCTCGGTCACGATGACGCCGCGCCGGAACGCGATATCGTTCTGCCGAATCGTCTCTTCGTTCCACGCCTTCAGCGTCTCGTAGGCCGCGACGCGGTTGACCCGGAATTGGATGGCCTCCAGGGCCTCGTCGGCGGCTTCATGGACCGAGCGCTTCTCGACCAGGACCGCGTCGAACTTCGTCCGCCAAGCCCTTGAGAGACGGCCCGCGTTCGTCACCGGGCGATTCACGTCGACCGGGGCGGCCGATGCGGCTTCCAGTGCGGAGTGTTTCACCCAGGACTTCCGGGCGGCCTTCTCGCTCCCTTGGACCATCGCGGCGATCGCCAAGCTTGCCGCCATCACGATCGCCCGCTCGGTCGCGTCTGGATCGCCGTGGGCCCTCGTGAAGTGCCCGACCGGTACCGCGATCGCGGCGGCGAGACCGAGCCCGTTACGCTTCTCGAGAGCCAGAACCGCCGTCGCGATCGCCGCTGCCTGCCGGCTTCTTCCCGGTCGGACCGCCGTCGCCATCGTCGTTCTCGTCTCCGTGGAGAGCGCTCATGGCTTCTTGCTGCTCCGCCATGTTCGCTTGGCGCTCCTTCTCGAGCGCTTCCTCGGCCTGGTCGACGCTGTCGATCCCGAAGATGGGAGCAACCTTCTCGAGCGCCATGCGCCGCGTCGCGACCCCGCCCTTGACCGCCGTCGTCGCCATCGTGACGATCGCCTGCTCGTCGGCCGGGTCAGGTTTCACGTAGCCCGTGGGCCAGCGCGTGAAGAGCATGAGTTCTGCGCCGTCCTCCGCAAACGCGGCGAGCTCCTTCGCGACGGCCTGGACCGCCTTGATCTTGACATTCGCCTTGAGGGCGACTCGGATGAGGAGTTTGGTGAGCGGGAGGAGGAGGTTTTCCTCGACGTCCTCGCGAATCTCGTCGCAGCGGTCGAACTGCCTGGCCCGGAGCTGCTCGATCGCCTTGCCGCTCATGTCGGCGGTGTTCTTGACGTTCTGCGGGTCGAGGATGACCACGCAGAGCATCTCGGCGAGCTTGTTGCGGAGATCCGAGATGTGCGATTCGAGAACGCCCAGGGCGTCGGCGGGCAGCATAAGGTACCCGACCTTCGTGGTCGGGCTCTCGTACTGCCATACGACTCCGGGGGACTTCTTTCGCGCCGCTTGCTGGCCGGTCTGCTGAAACCGCCCGGTGACTGGGTTCGACTTGCTCGGCTCACCGCCGGCATAGGTCGACGGAATGCTCCCCGTCTTCCCCCACTGCCCGCTCGGGTTGTACCCCGCTTCGACCCCGGTCTCGATGATCTGCGGGTCGCCGCAGAAGAGCGCCGACCGATGCCGCTGGCTCAGCGCGAAGTCCAGGCCCCGACACTCATCGAGGACCTCTTGGTGGATCGCCGTGCCGTCGTAGTCCGTCTCGGCCGCGCACTCCCGCATGAACCCGTACCAGAGAACGGGGCAGAACCCGAGACCGTGTTTGACCGTCTTCGTCGGGTCGGGCTTCCACGCGTCGGGCGGCGGCTCACGCCCCGCCTTCTCCGCCTCAAGCGAGATGAACGTCGTGTCCGAGACGGCGTCGATGATGCGCCGGAAGAGCTTCGCGTGGAGCTTCCACTTCCCGTCGGGCAGCTTCTCCCACTCGCAATACGGGTAGCGGACCTCGAGCTTGATGACGTTGCGCTGGATGTCGAAAGTAGGTTCGCACCACCAGCTTCGAATGACCTCGACCGCCGGCTTGCCGCCACGGACGCCCACAACGACGGCGCAGCTCTTTGCCTGCTGGGCATGCTTGAGCGCCTGCCGGCAAATGGACCGGAACCTCGTCCGCTTGTGGAGCTCTGAGATCCCGCGGTCGACGCTCTTCGAGACCTCTTCGTCGAGGCCGCCCGCTTCCGAGTCGTTCTCGCCGGGGTTGCTCGTGATGACCGGGAACCGCCCCTCGCCTAGGACGAGGTGGCCGTTCGACCGGATCGCGACGCCCACGAGGTTGTAGACGATGCACGGGGCGCGCTCCCAGAGCGGCGGCTCGTCATCGAACCAGTCGGCCAGCCCGTCGTACTGCGTCCCGTTCGCGTACTTCTCGAGCGTCTCCAACTGCCGCGCGCGAGGGGAGAGGTTTGCCCTCGCGGCCGCCGACGCTTCGGCGCCGTTCATCGCCAGGCCGTAGAGGGTGGATTGCATGGATTACCAGGCGAAGCGCTTCGCCTCGGCCGCTTTCATGTCGTGGTAGGCCGCGGCATCGACTTCGTGCTGCTGGCCGGCCTCGTCTTGGAGGAAGACGCGTTCGCTCTCGAGACCGTTCGGCCCATACGTGCGCTTCACGAAGGCGGGCACCGCGAGGCACCAGCGCTTTCCGTTCGGGGCATAGGCTGGGAACTTCACGCCGGCTCCGGCGGGTTATGGCCCTGCGACCCGAGTTCGTGACGAGTGCGGTTTGGACCACCGAAGCGGGTCATCACCGCGTAGCGGATCGCGTCCATCGCGTGGTTGTCGGCGTCAACGATCTCGTCCAGGATGCGCTCCTGGTTCTTCGGGTCCCGCTTGCGGCGGTATTTCCCGATCTCGGCGACAGCCTCTTGGCAAGCCTTCGAGAAGTACATCCGGGCGACGCGTCGCTCGTCCTCGAGTTCGCGCGGCATCATGCGATCGGCGACCGCATCCACGCCGGCCTCGATCTCGTTCTCGCCCGGGTTGACGATGAACCGGCTCTGAAGCTCCGGATGCTGCGCCCGGACAGCCTTACGGATGTCGACGATGCGGTCCGGGCGAGATGGGTCGGCGTACCAGTGCTGCTGGTACCGGCGGTACTTCCACGCGACCTCGGCGGCCTTGTTGCACCACCACGTCGTGTCCTTCTCGCGCTCGTAGACCTCTTCGAGCCAGTGAACGATCGCGTCTCGGCCGTTGCCGATGACGCCACCGATCATGAAGACGCCGGGATCGTTCCAGCCGTGGTCGAC